GGTGTTGTGGTTAAGCAGGGTATGTCTAGAGAGTTTGTGCGAGAGAAAATTAAGGAAGCCTGGAACCATGGTAGGCGTAAAGACAGGATACAATAATCAGGGTTGACAGGTAAACGTAAAGGAACTATTATGAATGTTGAGTGTAAAACAGGGTATAAAGATTATCAAATTAAGCTGTTTCAAAAGAACAGAGAACAGGACTTAGGTAGCCAAGTCAGAGCTAACCATAAGGGCGACACTGACTATACTTTAATGTCGGTAAGACCTTACAATGGTGACAAAGAGGACGGGCAGAGAGAAGTTGCTGATTATGTATTGAAGCAAATTGAGGGTACTAAGAAATTCACAACAAAGCATGATGCGTTGGTCTTTGGCCAGAGTTTTCAGAATATGGTCTATGCCTTAATGAGGTATGGAATATCCGGCAGCAAGTTGGATCGTATTCAAACTAAACTAACTGGAGACGACAAGAGCGGTTATGGAATTGATTTCGTACCCAAGTACAGTAAGGAGCTGTAATGGGATCAAGTAGAAAACAGAAAGATTGCAGCAAATGCAAACGGACTCTGTTCATAGGTTTCTACAATAGAGAGAAAAGAAACAAAGATGGATTAAGGGGCGATTGTATGAGCTGTCAGTATGACATGCAAATAAAATCATTAACGGGTAGCAAGGAGAGGGTAGAAATATGCATAACGAAAGGACGTTTAAAACCTATTCAGTCGATATCGAGACGGTCAGCCAAGGCAAGAGAGCGGTCGACTACACCAATGGCAAGTACTACAAGCCAGCAAGCAACATAAAAGACCCTGAGAAAATCAAGGCTAATATCCAGAAACAAAAGGATGCGGCTAACGATAAACATGGTCTACATTGGACACTTGGAAAGATAGTTTCCGTCTGCTTTGTGGACGTGTTTGGAGATGATAAAGATGTTGTTCTTTATGGATTCGATGAGATTGAGATTCTAACCAAGGCAACCGAGTTCTTATGTGGGGCTAAAATCATTGGTAAGACATCAGAGAATTTCGACTGGCCATTCATGATTGGCAGATACATGGCTAACGGTCTAACTGTTCCATTATCGCTAAAGTCTAGAGGGTTAATGTATGACGTTGATAAAATATTCGGCTGGTCTAGTGCTAGCGGTCAGCGTGGCAGGCTTGATGACTATGCTCATGGTATCGGATTCAAATCTAAGCCTATGCAAGGGTCACAAGTTCAGAAGCTTTATGACACGATTTTGTTAGCCAAAATGGAAGGTGACAAGGTGGCAGAAGAGGCTGGATGGAAAGAGTTAACAGATTACAATCTGCATGACGGTCATGTAGTGAAAGCATTGTGCTTAGCATATTACGGTAAGGAGGGTATGTAATGTTTGAGGTAAGTATGGAGGACATTTTGGGCACTGGTGTTATTCCACCCAAGCGACCAGTTGGAGAGGGTGATATCTTCGATTTCCAACACGGGAAAAGGTTGATAGTAAAAAATGGAGAAGAGTGGAATGCGATCGATCTCATAAATTTTAGCGTAGCCAACAGGGCTAGTAATGTTAATGATCTTGTTTGCGTTGCAGACGGAACCCGCATAGCGAAACTAGTAAAATAAGGGAGGTTGGTTTGGAAGTTAAAAAAAGCAGTAACATATTGGCAGACAAGAGGGTAACAAGTTTATCTATAGGAGATAGCGGTAAAGGTAAAACGTATTTTGCAGGCACTATATGTGATCATGGCAAACCGTTCTTTATCGACTCAGAAGGTGGGCTTAAGACCGTTGCTAATAAAGAATTTGATTACGCAGAAGTGAATACATGGGCAGAGTTTGGAGAGGCTTGTCAGTGGTATTTCGCTAACTACGAAAAGGAAGGCTACACACACCTTGTCGTTGACAGTATTACAAGGCTACAGCAATACCTATCTGTTGGAATCAACAAAGACGGTAAGCTAACACAGGCCCAATGGGGAGAAGTTCTTGCAAGCCTCAGAAAGTCAATTGATTGGTTAACGAAGTCATGTCCAACATCGGTTCATATTTCAGCCATGGCAATGGAGTCTAGAGATGAGCTTAGCGGTATGGTTAAAATCTACCCTAACATTCAAGGCGCATTCCGGTATGACTTAGCTGGATATTTCGATGTAGTATTGTATCACGATTGTGCAGACGACAAAGGTGATCAGATTTACTGGGTTCAGACTCAGGGCGACCAGCGGATCACAGCCAGATCAAGATTAAACAGTGTCAAGAAACTCAGAAAGAATGAGCCTAATGACTATAAGATAATAGCTAACATATTCAAAGGAGAATAGTATGAGCTTTTTTAAACCGACAGCAGACGAGATTAAAGACGCACAAAGCGGAGGCATTCCAGAGTTTAAGCACAACGAGGAAGTCACGTTTCTTATCAACGAAGTATCAGAAAAAGTAAAAGACGGTGAGTCGTTGCTTGTTATCGGTACGAAAGTAGTTGGCGGTGAGCACGACGACAAGAAGTTCTCACACTTCATCAGAGAGAATGCTACATCTAAGGGTATCTGGATCAGCATGCTTAAGGCTTTCTTTGATGAGACGACAATTATGTCAGGAACTCTGACACCTGCTAGTCTTGTCGGTAAAAAGATGAAGTCTACAGCCAAAGTATCGGCCAAGAATGACAAGACCTATGTCAACTTCTATGACTTTGCAGAAGCCGGTGGTGCTCCTAACTTAGGTGCTGAAACTGAGACTGTTAACGCTTCTGATATCCCGTTCTAAATAGTGGAGCGAGATGAGATTGTCGCTACTGCCCAAAAAGAGCTCAGGGAAGAGCTTTTTAGGGATGCGGTAGACAAAGAAAAAGAGCGCATCAAGAAAAAGAAAACACTGAGGCAAAAATTATTTCCGTGGACAATTTTAATAGTGAGGATCAAATGAAAATAGCAGAGCAAAAGACATCTATTTCTGAATTAGCCAAGGCTGAACTTGAAACAGAGAAAGTAAAAGAGGCAACAGGTGAACTTAAAAAACTTTATAGGGAACTGGATGCGGCTGAGAAGATTGTTAGAAACGTAAAAAGAAAAATCGATGATTACCTAGAAGAGGTTGACTCTTAATGTATGGCCAAGAAAACTACCTAGTAAAAAACGCTCCTATCCCTGTAAACTTTGCAGGGCTACGGGGCAACACTAGAGAGATGCAGTCTCAAGGTTGGGAGTTAGCTCTCGAGAAAGAAGATTACCATATGACCGGCAGGGTTGGATTCAGAATAGCAGGCAGGCATTCTGGTCTTGGTTTAAGAATACTAAGTGGAGTGAGTTATTTGGATAGAAACGTAATGTTTGGTAGCGACCATGGCGTGGCTGATCCATCTAGAATGCTGGCTTTTGAAATTAGGATATGTGCTGATGCCATTACTATGGTAGTGCCAGAAAATAGCGCTCCTAGGTTTCAAGCGGTAGACTTTGGTAGAATTAGTTGTAGCGCTATGGATATGAGTCAGGTAATGCATTCTTTACATAGCGATATAGACGATCTGGTTTTCTTTCAACCGAATAATGAGCAGGCTGATATTTACGTTCCAGAGAAAAAGATATGGACTCTTCAAGAGCGCTTAGATGAGATTCTGGATACGCAAAAAGATGAGCAGGCTGAATTAAGAGAGAAGGCCAGACAGAGACAAAAGCAAATTTGTAATGCCAACGGAAGGGCATCAACTAGCGAGAACCTGACCGGTAATGATGTAAAACTTAGATTACTGTTAGCATAGGAGAGATGGTGTATAAAATGTATGACATAAAATGTTTTAAGTGCGGAAACCATATCGATATTTGTCATGATGACGGTGCTGGATATGAAGAAGACACGACTCATGAGCAAAACTGTAATGGTTGCAATGAAACAGTCTACTTCACAACATCGATTATGTATCACTACGAAGAAACAGACAAGGACGGTAACGCTCTTGATGATGAAGACTAGGGAGAGAGATGTACAAATATTTCACATGGACAGATAGCGATGGTTACTTTAGAGGTCAACAACTTCTACACCGTAGCCAAATAGCTGAACTTCTTAGACATAGCCGTCAGCCAGAAGAGGCCTTCGCTACGATCCAAGACTATGACCAGGACGGAAATTGTATTGGTTGTCCGGTTTATTTTGACATCGACTCTCCATCTCTATGGGATGCATACAGCGAAATGCAAGAACTTGTAGAAGACCTACGTGCCACACTTGAAATAGAGCCGTTAGTGTACTTCTCAGGCAGTAAGGGTTTCCATGTTGTGTGTCCCATATATATCAGGCATGACCGATGCCACGAGCTTGTTAAGATGATGATAGATGACATCACAGACATCGGTGACAGATCGGTTTATAGAGCTAGGTCTATGTGGAGATGCAACGAGACTTGGAATGCTAAAGGCAAAGGCTATAAGGTTTCTGTTAG